GAATCTGATCAAGACTTTAATGATTATATAATTTCAAGATTAGAAAAGATAGAGAAGTGTGAGTTAGTTAATATTCTATCATTCTTTAGGGTGGCTACAGATAAACTCGATACAAGCTGGAGGATACACTCCGATTTAAATGTGAACGGAGAACGTCCTGATCGCGCGTTAGTTCTTTACCTGTCTCCTAAAGAGCGTACAGACTTACATGGAACTGCTTTTTGGGAACATAATGTATATGGGAAGGAACTTCCTTTGGAAATTACAGATGCAGAGTATGATGAGACTATAAATTTAGACGCAAACGAATTAGACAGATGGAATTTAAAATCTGTTATCGGATATGAACCTAATCGATTATTATCATATCCTGCGAATTATTTTCATAGTAAATATCCTAATGAGGGATGGAAAGAAGGTAGAAAAGTTTTTGTAATGTTTTATAAGTTTAAATAAGATGGATGTAAATAAGATTAAATTACAGATAATAAAAGCAGGAGAGAAAGCAGTTATGCAGTTAATTAAGGTTGCTGAAGAGCAGATTATAAAGTATGGCGAAGATGATGAATTGGCAGCAGATAAATTAAAAAATGCAGCAGCTACGAAAAAGTTAGCTATATTTGATGCATTCGAGATTTTAAAAAGAATACAAGAGGAGAAAGATTTAATAGATGGAGTAGATAATAAAACAAATAACACGCCAAAAGGATTTGCTGAGTCAAGATCAAGATAATAAAATATACACTGAACTTATTAATTTAGTTCCCAATAATGTTTTGGCTTACAAAAACAAAGCGAAAGCATGGCAGTACGGGTATAATGAAAAGTATAATTTTGTTGTTATTTCTAGAACTGGTGAGATTGGTCAAATTATTAGTATACAAGGTTTAAATGTTGCTCTTCCTAAGATTCCTGAAGACGTATTTAAAAGATCTAAAAAAAAAGAAGAACAGTACTGGGAAGCTGAAGGAATTCCCAAACAACTTCACAAAATAAAATCTATATTTCAGTGGCATAATGCTCCTGCTAGTTTTAAAAACCAGTGGGTAGATTACATTGAGAGTCAATTTGATTATAGAGAGGAAGGTTATTGGTTTATGAATAATGGTAAACCTACTTATATAACAGGTTCTCACTGGATGTATGTACAACATACAAAAATAGATGTAGGGCTTCCAGACTTTAGGGAGGCAAATAGAATATTTTATATTCACTGGGAAGCATGTAAAGCAGATAAAAGAAGTTTTGGAAATAGTTATCTAAAAATTAGACGTTCTGGGTTCTCCTATATGGGGAGTGAAGAGTGTGCTAATATTGGTACAATTACAAAAGATGCTAGGATTGGTATACTCTCTAAGACAGGTGCTGATGCTAAGAAAATGTTTACAGATAAGGTTGTACCAATCTCCAATAATTATCCTTTTTTCTTTAAACCGATCCAAGATGGTATGGATAAACCTAAAACTGAATTAGCTTTTAGAGTTCCTGCGTCTAAGATTACTAAGAAAAACATGTATGAGGAAGATGTGAATTTAGTTGAAGGATTAGATACCACAATTGACTGGAAGAATACAGGAGACAATAGTTATGATGGGGAAAAGTTAAAACTATTAGTACATGATGAGAGTGGTAAATGGGAGAAACCAAACAATATAATAAAAAACTGGGGAATTACCAAAACTTGTTTACGTTTAGGGAGTAAGATCATTGGTAAATGTATGATGGGTTCGACCTCAAATGCATTAGATAAGGGTGGTGCTAACTTCAAAAAACTATACTACGATTCGGATTGCACAAAGCGTAACTCAAACGGTCAAACTAAAAGTGGTCTCTATAATTTATTTATTCCAATGGAATGGAATATGGAGGGATTTATCGATCTTTATGGGATGCCTGTTTTTAACACTCCTAAAAAACCCTTGAAAGGTATTGACGGAGAAATGATTACTCAAGGCGCTATTGATTATTGGCAGAATGAAGTAGATTCATTGGCGAGTGATCCAGATGCATTAAATGAATTTTACAGACAGTTTCCGAGAACAGAGTCTCATGCTTTTAGAGATGAGAGTAAACAATCTCTATTTAACCTTACTAAGATATACCAACAAATTGACTATAATGATTCACTAATAATGAAGCAGTATATGACTCAGGGTTCGTTTTCTTGGCATAATGGGATTAAAGATACGAGGGTTATTTGGACGCCTGATAAAAGAGGAAGATTTTTCGTAACTTGGTTACCAGAAAAAGCATTACAAAATAATGTTATAATAAAAAACGGGAGAAAGTATCCAGGGAATGAACATGTTGGTTCATTTGGTTGTGATTCATATGATATATCTGGAGTAGTTGTTGGTAAAGGGTCTAATGGTTCTTTACATGGACTAACTAAATTCAATATGGATAATGCTCCTAGTAATGAATTTTTCTTAGAGTATATAGCACGCCCGCAAACGGCAGAGATATTCTTTGAAGAGGTTTTGATGGCTTGTGTGTTTTATGGAATGCCCATTCTATGTGAGAATAATAAACCTCGTTTGTTATATCATTTAAAGAATAGAGGTTACAGGGGTTATAGTATTAATCGTCCTGATAAAACATTTAATAAATTATCTAAGACGGAAAGAGAATTAGGTGGAATACCTAACTCAAGTGAAGACGTAAAGCAGTCACATGCTTCAGCTATAGAGTCATATATAGAAAAACATGTGGGTTTAGATTTGGTAGGAAATTATAGAGATAGTGATGATATGGGAATAATGTATTTTCAAAATACTTTAGAAGATTGGGCAAAGTTTGATATAAATAATCGAACAAAGTTTGATGCCTCTATTAGTTCAGGGTTGGCTATTATGGCGAATCAAAAACACTTATATACACCTGCTCAAGAAAAATCGAAAATAAGCATTAACTTTGCGAGATATAATAACACAAACTCAGTTAGTCAATTACTTAAATAAATGAAAGACGTAAAAATACAAGTAAATGCATCTTCATTTCCCGACCAATTCGCATCAGATTCGGTTAAGGATACAATGGAGTATGGATTGCAGATAGGACAGTCAATACAATATGAATGGTTTAGAAATGATGGCGGCTCTTGTCGGTTTTACTCTCAACGTGGTGAATTTAACAAATTAAGACTATATGCTCGTGGAGAGCAGTCTATTGGTAAGTATAAAAACGAAATTTCTGTTGACGGGGATTTGTCTTATCTTAATTTAGATTGGACACCAGTTCCTATTATTCCAAAGTTTGTGGATATTGTGGTTAATGGAATGAATGATAGACTCTTCAAAGTAAAAGCAACTGCACAAGATGCTCTTTCTGCTGAGAAAAGAAATCAATTTCAAGAGATGGTTGAAGGTGATATGATTGCAAAACCATTATTAAAACAAATTACAAAAGATTTCGGGATTGATGTATTTCAAACTGAAGAAGCAGAGCTACCAGAAAACGATCAAGAGCTAGAGCTTTTCATGCAAATGAAATATAAGCCAGCAATTGAGATCGCTGAAGAGGAAGCTATTGATACTATATTTTCTGCAAATCATTATAATGATACCAGAAAAAGAATTGATTATGATATTACTACTTTAGGAATAGGTGTTGGAAAACATATGTTTTTACCTGGAGCTGGAGTAAAAGTAGAGTATGTCGATCCTGCTAATGTGGTTTATAGTTATACAGAAGACCCTTATTTAAAGGATTGTTTCTATTGGGGAGAAATTAAAACAGTTCCAATTACGGAACTTATTAAGATAGATCCAACCTTGACTAATGAGGACTTAACAGAGATATCTCAGTATAGCCAGTCTTGGTATAATTATTACAATGGAGCGCAAGAAGCGAACAATGTGTTTTCAAGAGAGACGGCAACATTATTATATTTTAATTATAAAACAACACATACTTTTGTTTACAAGAAAAAGAAGATGTCTGATGGCACTTTTAAAGTTGTAGAAAAAGATGATCAATTTAATCCTCCACCAGAAATGATGGAAGAAGGAGGTTTTGAGAAAGTAGAAAAGACTATTGATGTTTGGTATGATGGTGTAATGGTAATGGGTACTAATATTATGCTTCAATGGAAATTGGGAGAGAATATGGTAAGACCAAAATCAGCAAGCCAATATGCAATGCCGAATTATATAGCATGTGCGCCTAAAATGTATAAAGGAGCTTTAGAGTCTTTAGTTAGACGAATGATTCCTTTTGCAGATTTAATTCAAATGACTCACTTGAAAATACAACAAGTAGTTTCTCGTGTTGTTCCAGATGGTGTATTTATTGATGCCGATGGATTGAATGAGATTGACTTAGGTACTGGAGCTGCTTACAACCCTGAAGATGCTTTGCGTCTTTACTTTCAAACAGGTAGTGTAATAGGGCGAAGCTATACTCAAGATGGAGAATACAATAACGCAAGAGTTCCGATTACTCAGTTAACAGCAAATAGTGGAGCTAGTAAGATGCAAATGCTTATTGGAAACTATAATCATTATTTAGATCAGATTAGAACTGTAACGGGATTAAATGAAGCGAGAGATGGATCAAGTCCTGACCCTAATTCTTTAGTTGGTGTTCAGAAGTTAGCAGCATTAAATTCTAATGTAGCAACTCGCCATATATTAAATGCAAGTTTATATATCACGAGAACGTTAGCGGAGTGTCTATCTATTAGGACTGCTGATATTTTAGAGTATGCAGACTTCAAGGATGAATTTGCAATGCAGATCGGTAAATATAATTTAGGTATCCTTGAGGATATAAAAGAGTTATATATGCATGACTTTGGTATATTTATTGAGATGGCCCCAGATGAAGAAGAAAAAGCTATGTTGGAACAAAACATACAAATGGCTCTTTCTAAGCAAGATATTAATCTTGAGGATGCTATTGATATTAGAGAAATTGCAAACTTGAAAATGGCAAATCAATTACTTAAGGTAAAACGAAAAGCTAAACAAGTGGCGGAGCAACAAGCTCAAGCAGCACAGGCAGAGCAACAGGCTCAAATGCAACAACAAGCGCAACAGGCTGCGGCTCAGTTAGCTATGCAAACAACTCAATCACAAACTCAATCTAAGATCGCAGTAAAGGAAGCTGAAATAGCTTTTGATATTCAAAAATTACAAATGGAGGCTGAGTTGAAGAAAGCGTTAATGCAAACTGAATTTGACTTCCAGATGCAATTAAAGGGAATGGAGCAAGACAATATAAAAGCTAGGGAAGATAATAGAGAGGGTGCAAAAAAAGATAGAATTAATCAACAGTCTACAAACACTTCTAAGATAACGGAGCAAAAGAAAAGAGACTTACCGTCAATAAATTTTGAGTCCAATGAAGACAGTTTAGATGGTTTTGATTTAGCAGAATTTGACCCCAGATAAATAAATAAAATAGTATTAACTTTAAAAAATCAAATCAAATGGAATTTCAAGTAAAAGCAGTAGGTGCAAATGTTGAAGAAAAATCAAGAGCGCAGGTTGAAGAAACCTTATTAAAAGAACATGAAGAGCAGTTTGAAGAGAAGTCAAACACACCACCTTCAGACGGAATTGATAAAGTAGACTTTAGAAGTAAAAAAGAACCAGAGAACAAAGAAGGTTCAACTGAAGAAACAAAGGTAGAGGATACCTCTGAAGAAAAAACAGAGGTAGAATTAGAAGAAAATGACGTTCTTTCATATATTAAGAATAGATATAACAAGGATATAAATTCTATTGACGAATTGTTTGCGGAAAAAGAGGCAAACCCTGAGTTACCAGAAGATGTGTCTAAGTATTTAAAGTACAAGCAGGATACTGGACGTGGTATTAATGACTTTTATAATTTACAAAAGGACATTGAAGGCATGGAAGACAATGCTGTACTTGCTAGTTATTATGAGTCGACTGAGGAAGGTTTAGACGCAGAAGATATCCAAGACATTATCGAAGATAAGTTTTCATATGATGAAGATTTAGATGATGAAAAGGATATTAGAAAAATAAAACTAGCGAAAAAACGAGAACTTGCGAAGGCAAAGACGTTTTTGAATGAGCAAAAAGATAAATATAAAATTCCTCTTGAGTCAAGTGGGGGTGGATTATCTGGAGATCAGGAAGAAAGCTTAGCTGCCTACAAAAAGTCAATAGAGGACTCTAAAAGTATTACAGAGCAAAACTCTAAAAGATATGATTATTTCTTAGATAAAACCGAGTCGGTTTTTAACAA